TATGCCTCCCGGTATGCCTCCCGGTCAGATGCCGGGTGGTCATATGATAGTCCCCCCTTCCCAACCCGGAGGCGAAGGGGCAGGCATCAGAACCCCACAGGGTCCAGCGAGTCCACAAGGTAGAACCAGTCCGGGTATCGGTTCGCCCGTAACTAGCGTCCAACAGAGGGGTCCACCAAATTCACTAGCACAGAAGAATCAAGCGGGTATTTCAAACGCCAGACGCATCAAAGGGGCATAGTTCTAAATAAGCGATATATAGTCGGATGAGGTAGTGAGCATTATGGATATAGAGAAGATGGACCCTATGGTGAGAAAAATCGGCGTACACACCGAGGCTTTTCAGAAGGCAATTGAAGGTGGAGACGCTATGAGCGCAAGGCTCCATCTCACTGAGATAAAGAAGTTCGCGGAATACTTGGATGACGATTTGACTACTGCGATAAAGAAGTCCGAGACTCTTGAGGACTTGAGTGGTGTTTCACACTTCGCTGGTGGTGTTCCTCTGGCTAAGTTCAATGAGACCGGACAGAACTTCGATGTCTCACAGAGAGGCGATGTGTTACCCGGTATCGTGATTTCAGCGAGGTCTCACGGACAGATTAGGAAGCACGCTGGAACATTCGGACGAAGAGTGTGAAGGTGGTATTGTGAGTGAGGAAGAATCTCCTACAGAGAGACTGATGAACACCCTAATCACTAAGATGGAAGCCATGGACGCTGAGTTGTCTCAACTCAGAAGAGAAGTGAGTTCACCCCAAGCCATGCTAAGGAAAGCAGGCTTCGTTACAATGAGCACCCCTCTTTCCGAGGATGTGATGCCCGATGGATTCAGAGGTGATGAAATCCTCAAGGAGAGCAAGGACATACCCGATAATTACACCAATGAGGAGATTCACACCATGACATGGGAGGAGATTCATGACATGGCGGCACAACACAAAGAAGTAAAGGAGATGTATTAGATGAAGCCACGTTATGAAGAAGTCTCAAAAGATGTCGAGAGGATACTCCAAAAGGCAGAGGGGCTAGTGAAGAGAGCCGATGAGATAGAGAAGGGAACCCACCATCTAGCAACGTCCTACAGCACAGAGCCAGCAGGAGAGGAATTCCACATAGTGCAAGGTGAATCCTCGCGCAACGCCTTCTACAACACCAACAACGCACTATTGGATTCGACTGATGTGTCAAACAAGGGCGCTAAGAGTTCATCGGTGAACATGGACGCCCTCTCCAAGAAACTCAACACCCATGACACCAACGTGAAGGAAGACAGCGCTGGCGGCAAAGAGCGTTCTGGGCAGTCTCTTGAGTGAGGCGTCAAGATGGGCAGAGTTCTAGTGAAGGGCGTAATACAGGCTTCTCTCTGCGAGAAGTGTGATGGAGACAGCCATACTGGTTGTAAACGATACAATATACCTATGGCACAATGTCCAGAAGCGTTCAAGATTAGAAAGCATGGGGCGTAGGAGATGTTAGTGTGCAAGAAGATGCTTTCCGGGTTTATCTGAGAGACCGTGACACTCTTTTCGACGCTATACTGAAATCCTCTGATTTTGAGGAAGAGGCTGGGGATTATCGAAAGTCCCTAATGAATCTAGCCAATCGTGGAATGGAGATTCCATCCGGTTGGGCAGACCGAGTTTGCTTTTCTGTCATAAGGAAAGAGGAAGAGGAAGAGGGAGAATGGGACGAGTTGATGGCTGACAACCCTTACGCGCTGAGACAGAAGCAGATAGATGAGTCTACACATGAGGGGACAGTAAAGAGGAGGAAGGAACAGCAGTACAAAGAACACGAGGGGAAGGGCTCTCTCTTGACTAGAATCGCTTCTGCTTTACCGGGTAAACACAAATTTGCGAAGAATAACTACAAGAATGCCGTTAGTCATTATGACTTCGCTTCCATATGGCCTTCTCTCACTGATAAGTTCGATAGGTTAGCAGTAGACCCGAATACGGGTGATATACTCCCAGAAACTGAAAAAGTAAAGACTGGATATGGTGGCCTTCACTTCTGGCATCCTTCTATCCATCCTCTGAGGAAGAGGCAGAGGAGCACCTTGCAATCACAGAAGGACGCTAAAGGGAAGCCTCTGGAGGTGAACCTTCCCGCATTCTGCCATATGCTCGCTGGTGAGGTGATGAAGGACGATTGGGAGAATGGGACTAGCATTCTAGAGGAACAAGCGCGTTTGGACGAGTCCTTGGAGAGAGCGAATCCGACTCATCATGCTTTCGCTGGTATGAAGACATCCTTCAGCGCCAAGAGAAAAGACGAGATGAAAAGACTTGAAAGAGCCGCTAAGAAGGAACACGGCAAGTCCTTCGATGAACTTGAGGATACAGAGAAAGCCAAACTGATGGCTCATCCCGACAATAAAATAGAGAGAGACCACAACCTATTGGGCTCTCTGATATCTGGAAAACAAGGTCATCATCACAATCATCTTCTGTATGAGAGGGATTACTCAAGATGGCTAGAGGGACAAGACGAGGAAACCAAGTCTCTCGATGAGAAGGACAAGAGGATAAAGCACATAGAAGAGAGGAAGATGAGTTGGGATTCACCGAATACTTCTGACCCGGAACCCATGGAATTAGAGGATTACCCAGAAGACACCTATGCACAGAAAGCGAAGAAGGATGAAGCGAAGCGTAGACTAGATAAATATGCATATGAGAAATTTGGTCTTACTCGTTTCAGCGAACTGAATACCAATCACAAAGCGGAAGCGAAGAATATCATTCTGGGTGAGAAGAGACACCCCCATAGTTTGGGGTGGGCTGGTATAGCCTTCGGATTACAGTGGTTGAGTCCCAAAGAGAGGTCACAAGTGCTGAATCACATAATGAAGAGTGATGAGAACGGGAGGATAGGCGTTAATCACAATGACCATCAGACGGTAGAATTGGATGACAAGACGTCGATTCCAATGGGACTCTTCGTTAGGAACTTCATAACCCATGTCATGCAGGAGTACAAGGCGACTCAGAGGGGTCATTCCAAACTATCACCCAATGCACCGAAGTACCCAGAGAAGCCGAATGATATAGGTGATAGAAACGAAGATGAGAATTTTGCTACGTTCAATGCTTTGGAAAGCACCTATATGGACAAGTTCAAGAACTTCATGGGACATATGCTAGGATTACCTCTGCATACCAAAGGGAATTTGGCTGGGAAGCCCAATTGGAAAGCCAAAAAAGGAGGTGGGAATAGAGTGTTTCCTATGGTTGGGATTAGGAAACCCGGCTATTTCAAGGAGAGGGTTAAGTATCACAGATTCAAACCAACAGGAAAGGTAGACAAGGAAACCGGAGAGGAATTGGTCAGTGACACTCCGATATATGACGCTATGAGAGAGGCGTATGATTCTATTGGCGCTGGTATGGCTATCAACTCTTCAATCAAGCAAGATTTTCATTTCAAGGACTTCCTTGATTTGGTGGGTTGGAAACAAGATGATAATGGCGACTTGCAACCCATGGAAGAGCATCCAATTTTCGATAACTGGAACCAACACGATACCTTCAACTTCTCCAAGGAGGAATTGGAGGAGATAAGAGATGTGAGAGAAGCATACATGGGATTCTCAAAGGGAGAGAAGCCACTACGGGACATATATTCCCATTATATCATAGCCAATAATGGACCCGAAACCGAGAATGAGAATTACTCAATCGATAGCGATGGGATGGCAAGGGGAAGAGGGAACTACAGAAACGCATGGTTTGAGGGAGGTGGCTTCCCGATGCTAGACAACCACTACTTGGAGGCCATCTTCAATACATTCACAGCAGACAGCATGAACAGTAAACCGAAAATCAATGAGAAGACCGGGGAACTGGAGGACATCGGTAACTACTTTCCAGCGACTGGTCTCTTTGGGGAGATTCTAGACCAGAATGGCAACCTCAAGCCACATTCGGATATGCTGAGATTCTTAGCACCCTTAATCAAGAGCGCCATGGATGTGGGTGATAGGTCATCTCAGAATCTCATTGATGCTCTCTCTATACACGAGACCACTCCTCCTAATGACGATTTCTCCATCAAGAGGGGTAAGAAGCCTCCGAGGAACAACAAGAACTGGTTCACAGATAGCCTCTTCACCCACCTTGGTGGTGTGAAGTCGAAATTAAGAAATTGGTTTGCCTCTGGTCGCACTGTTAATGACATACAGTATTCCAATTTCGGTCAGATAGAGGGAGCAGGACACGCGAGGAATCCAGTTGAGGGGAACCTTGGCTTCTCAGAGAGCATCGGAGCGAATATAGGTTTGAAAACCGATGATTTTAGCACAGACCAGAAGACTCGTAATCACGAGCATGAGTGGTACAGGGACACTACACTAAGAGGGGCGATGCATAGACCCGGTGACAGATTCTCAAAGGACTCTTCTGGTGTTTGGAGGAACGATGAGAACGGTCAAGTCATGTTAGGCTCACCTTACGATATCCATGGGAAGAATCAATCTAGTATCGGGTCTGTAGCAAGAGAGCATAGAACTGGATATCGTGATTCCGATGTGGATTGGAGACAGATGATGGATGCTGATGGCATCTTCTCCCAGATGCCAGATAACATGATTCTTCGGACACCACAGCATCCAAATGCCCTTTTCAAGACTCTAGGAGAACTCAAGTGGAACATTGAGAGGACGAAGATGACTGATTTCAAAGGCACTCAAGATGTCATTGAGGATGAGACTGGTAGGCGTTTGACCACAGAGGAATTAGAAGGCGAATTACTCAGTGTGATGAGGCGCTACGAGGGAAAAGAGAGATTCCTACAATTGAAACCGGGAATGACATCCGACTCACTCAATATAGGAGCAGACGGTTTATGGGAGTTTGTGAACACTGGTACTTCCGAAGAGCCGAAATTTGAGAAGCCATTTGAAATAATGTCTAAAGTGCATACGGCACAAAAGACAAGAATGCGGCATTATGACGAGATGAAAGCCAGTATCGCTAAATCAGTGGAGGATTATGCGAGGGATGTGTTGATGCCCTTGTATTTGAAAGAAGACCCAAAAGCATTCGACCCATCCAACCCTACCAAGTTCATCTCAAACCACGCTCAGATGCTCGCTGATGCTGAGAAGATTCTCATGCATATGCCCCATTCTTCCCATGGCATCAAGGTGACTGCTCCAGATATCCGTGAGGTAGCGAAGGAAACGACGGGGCGTGGAATGGGCTCGCCTTTTGCGCCTGTAGCATCTATAGTCGGCTCTCTGAATCACGAAGGGGAAGAAATTGGTCATATTAAGGGCGCTCATTTTTTGAGCCCCGACTGGACAATAGAGGAAATCCTAGACCTTCCTCAATTGGGGTTGAACCCAGATGACGAGGGAGACGTAGAAGTAGCCGAGTATTTCTTGAAGCATCTACAGACACTACCAGAGGAAACGTGGGGTGAGAAGAAAATGGGAGTCAGAGCCATGACTCTCGGCCAATTCTTGCAGACTGAGGCTTTAGTGACCAATGATTGGGGAATCGATGAGGAAACCGGAGAGGGAGAGAAAGACCCCACATGGGCCAATGGCATAAATTACAGTAGCGGGTACGATTGGAATCGCCCAGAGAGTCATTCTGAGTTAGTCGATGGGCATTATGACGAACTCGTGGAAGCGATAAAGAAGGACGTAGAGCCGAGAATAGAGGAGACTCACCGACGCAATCTCAGACGAGGTGTAGACAAGAGACCAACTTGGCATGAATATAGTAGACCCGGTCATATTAGTAAATTCAAAAATAAATGGATTACTCGCCCGAAAATAGATAAGGAAACCGGGGAAAAGACGGAAGGAGTACCGAATCCCACTGGACTCATGCATGAGTCAGTAGATAGATTGCACAATCTATTCAATGACCCTAACAAGCAGAGTGATAGGGACTTCTTTGGGCTTTCTCTAGTCGGCCTTCCTATTAGGACAACAGACGGTAATCGACCCTCAACGCATAGAGAGGCGTTGAAGGATAAACTGAGGCAGATAGTGCTACACACCCCTGTGCCACACGACCACGAAGTCTCTGCGACCTTCATGCACTCCGGGTTGTACCCGGATGTGGAGTTGCACCCGAACCATTCCAGAGAGGGAGTCCATGTGACCCCTTACTTCCAAGCGCCCTCCATTGGGGCGTACGATGGGGGTGAGATGTATCCTAGTGTGAGAAGTTCCATGAATCCAATCGACACACCCGGACAAATCAAATTTGAACCCAAAAGGTCAGAAGAATCTTCGTTTCTGCCCTTCCCTTCTCATGATTCCTACGCAAACATTCATGGTGAGGAGGTACAACAGCAACTCGTGAGTGGTGACTTGTCCAAACTACCTTGGGGTCCATCGGTCAATCAAGATATAGGGGATTCGGGAGTTCCTCCCAGTGAGAGCGATTCCGGTGCTGTGGTCAAGGAGAGACCCACTACTATTTCCGGTCTACTGCTCAAGGACGACTTACCAAAGGAAATGCCACTAATCGACCCCTTGCATAAGATTTTCACTATAGACGACCTTAACCAGTTGAGGGGATTCACTGGTGAGTGGGTAGTCTCTGTGTTCTATGAGGGAGAGAGAATAAAGGTCAAGAGGAGGAGGAACAGTCTCACAATCACCAACGACAAGCATGAGAAGTTCGGAACTACCGATTCCATGAGGAAGTCATTGAGGAAGGTCTGCAAGAGGAACTACATCATAGATTGCGTCATGAGCGAAGGTACGCTTCATATCTCTGACATAATGGAGTACGATGGCACTGATGTCACAGATTTGAGCACCCGCGAGAGGGTCAAGGTGCTAAGAGGGCAATTCGACAGTCATGAGAATGTAATGGTTCCGAGTCCCTCTACACTCAAGATTACTGATGATGAGGGTCTAAAGGGCTCTGTGAAGTCTCTCCTAGAGGAGAACAAAGACGCTAAACTACTACTGAGAGACGCTAAATCGTCCTACATGAAGGGAGAGGAGAAGCACCCCAAGTGGGTTCTGATGACCAAATCTGATGATGACTTCCACATTCCATTCGGAATGGAGATGGAAGATGGCTACTTCATCCTGCACTTTGAGGAAGACCTAGTTAAGTACGAGATAGTTGATGATAGTCCCGTCAATCCAGTTAGCGCTATGGCTTCTCTTTCTGAGTCCGATTATCCCATACTCCTCGCTAAGAGCCTTGAGACCTATTGGAAACCAGTGTTCAAACAGATGTTGAAGGAATCTAAACTACAGGATGAGATGTCACCAGAGGAGACAGAGGAGGAGAGCGCAGGGATAATCAAACCGGGTGATGATGATAGCATCAAGAAGCCAAAGAAGTACCTAGATGCTCTTCTTAGATTAGAGAAGAGGATTGATGATTTTGAGAAGGGGCATTTTCCCATGTCTGGTAGCAAGGGTATGTATTTCGACGTAGAATCTCCTAGAGGACCAACTGAATTGGTTCATCCATCTGCCCTTCCAGATTATGACATGATAGAACCAGAGGGGCAAGAGATGGAAGAAGAGAAGGATTACCCCGGAAGACGCAAGAAAGCGGCAGAAACGGAACATAAGGAGGAGGAATTGGAGACTTTTGGGAATCCATGAGCATCCGCTTCATCTATATATCATGACAAGGCCCTCGGAGAGATAGTGTGCAGTACCAGATACAACGGCGTGACGATGAGACCATCACTCTGCTCAAGGCAGGGAATGAACTCGTGGTCGCAGGATATGCAAGCGTAGAACTGGTAGACAAGCAAGGCGATTTAATAACAAAGGAGGCATTGAAGGACGCATTTCGTAAGTTCATGGAAAACCCATCTTACAGAAACGTCCAACTAGCGCACTCCAATATACAAGTAGGCGATGTGGTTCCTAATTATACAGATAGTGAAGGGAGGTTGTGGAAAAGCGAAGTCGATGATGTCGGAATGTTTGTAGTAATACAATTACGTGATGACATCGAGAAAGCAAAGGAAGTCGCCGCCGAAATCCGAAAAGGAGCACTTAGGGGTTTCAGTATCGGAGGGCAGGCATTCAAACGAGTCAGAAAATCAGACCCGAAACACGGAGACTACCAAGAAATCAGCAAGTTGGAACTACATGAAGTGACAATCTGCGAAAAAGGCATCAATCCAGAAGCAACATTCAGAATACTTAAGGAAGATAAGGAAGAAAACGGAAAAGTGAATAAAATGACTGAAATAGAAAATGACAATATGATGAACCAGATAGGTGATGTTCTGGGTCGTCTTGAAACCCGTCTGGATTCTCTGGAGAAGGGGAAGAAACCCGCTTTCCTAGAGGACAAGGATGAGAAGAAAGACGACAAGAAGGATAAGACTGAGAAGACTGAAGATGTCGAGAAGACTGAAGATGTCGAGAAGTCCGAATTCTCAGACGTTATCACCTCAGAATACCTCAACTGGATGGAAGACACCCTAAAGAGCGCTGGTGTGGACACAGGAGCCGCACGAGCACACTTTGATGGCGACGAAGTCGCCAAGCAGAACATGGGTTCCACTCCCGGTGAGATGTCTGCGAATGACCTACAGCGAACCGGACAGGTAAAGGGTCGAGCAACTTCGGAAGGGAAGCCCTCCACTAACGCTCTATCCCGCGCTGGGCTCAAGAAGTCCGACTACCTAACCGCAGGTGATGTGGATTCAAGCGACATAGAGGCCGCATACGAGGTCTACAAGGCCGCGGCTCTAGAGCAGGAGTTCAAGGGAAGCCTTGAGCACCACTTCGCTGACCGATACAATCACGAGAGGACCAATGAGATTTCCAAGGCTGAGGCCGCGGCTTTCGACGCACGTGACCCAATCGTAAGCATCCAGAAGTCAATCGAGGCTCTTGGAGAGAGGATTGACGCAATCGGCACTCCAGCAGAGACAGGCGAGACTCTTCAGAAGTCAGCAAACACCGCTATGGCAATTCCTTCAACGAGCGACCTAGCCCAGATGTCTTGGGACGAGGTACACGCACTCGCTGGACGAGCATTTGAAGGGGGTAACTGATTATGGCAAGAGATTACGTACGAACAATAACTGATATGGAGCGCTATTACTATGGCGCTGGAAACGCAATGGGCTACTCATACTCTGGTAGCGAGTTGCTGAAGGCCGACAGCCCCATGCTGTCCACGACTGCTGGAACCTACCAAGCAATCTACGGACGCAAGGTGTGGTCGCAACTGAACCAAGAGTTCAACGCATTCAGCATCCTACCTAAGAGGCCATGGGACAGGTCTGGATGGAGAGTCATCACAGCCAAGCCTTCTTCCGCTGATACCGGAACTCTACTCGGCGGTGTTGCAGAGAACGCAACCCTACCCGACACACAGAGGCCAGTGTTCCAGCACATTGCCGCAAAGCCCAAGACTATCGCGCACACCTTCGATATGTCTGAGACGGCTATCTTCCTAGCAGATAAGGACGATGGGATGGGAGACATCCGCTCGGTCCTCAAGGAAGAGATGGGCAAGCACCACGCAGAGTCCGTGAACAAGATGCTCACTGACGATGTGACCAACCCTGCTGGCAACAACTTTGAGTCAATGGACCGAATCACTGCCGGATACGCAACAGGAGCCGCATCCAAGACTGGACTAAGCACAGACGGTGATGCAATCGACCTAGACGGCGACCTAGACATCTACAGCATCAGCAGGTCTGCCACTGGAAACGGATGGGCAAGCGCTGAGATGAGTTGTAACGCAGTTGGTGGAACTCAGACTGACAGGACCATGAGCCTAGACCATCTGGACGATATGTTCCAGAAACTCTGGGTCCGTGGTGGAAACCCCAAGGTCATGCTAACGCACTACGACACTCTGATGAGGCTACAGCAACTACTACAGTCCCAGCAGAGGTTCATGGAAGAGAAGAGGGTCACCCCCACCTACAACGGTGTGAAGGGTGTTCCCGGTATCGAGGCTGGATTCATCGTGGCAACCTACAACGGTGTTCCAATCATTCCTTCCAAGGACATAGCACAAGACGGAATCGGTAGAATCTACTACCTAGACACCGACTATATGCACTTCTCCACCGCAATACCAACGCAATACTTTGAGAGCGGCATCGAGACTGGCGACCCGTTCGCCATCAACAGGCTGGGTCAAGAAGGACTATACCGAACAATGGGTGAGGTCTGGAC